GAAATTGATCCTATGTTGGATGCTGATGGGTTTATCTTAGCTGAAGGGTACGAGCAAGAAGTTGTAACCCATGAAGAAGCTGTTGTAGACTACGTACACTGGCGAGACGTACTCTTTCCGTACGCTCGCACATACGCAGATTTGAGATGGCTGGCCTACCGTTCATATTTGTCTAAAGATGAAGTCACTGAAAGATGGGACGAAACCGTAGCAGGACAACTGTCCTACAAAGTTAGGACGTTTGGGGACACTAATTCTAAAGTAGACGACAAAGACAACACGTACAAAGACTCTTGGCAAAAGGCTGAGGTTTGGGAAATTTGGGACAAAGATGCCCGTGAAGTAGTGTGGGTCAGCATAGGTCACGACCAAGTTTTGGAGACTTTAGAAGATACTTTGGAACTTGAAAACTTCTTTCCTTCACCACCGGGGATGCTGGCTAATGTGACTACTAGTCTGTATCTACCTAAACCTGACTACATTTTAGCGCAGGACATCTATAACGAGATTGACAAGTTACAGACACGTATTTCCGTTATTACAGATGCTGTGAAAGTCATTGGTGTGTACGACAAGTCCGCCAAAGGTCTACAGCGTATGTTTAAGGAAGGTGTGGATAACGATTTAATCCCGGTTGAGAATTGGGCGCAGTTTGCTGAAAAAGGAGGTCTGAGTGGAACTATTGATTGGTTTCCTATTAACGACGTCACATCCGGCCTTGATAAGTTGCGGGATATGCGAGACGAGCAAATCAAGCTCCTACATCAGATCACAGGTATGTCAGACATTTTACGCGGAGCTGAGGGTAGCGCAAATAGAGTATCCGCAACTGAATCGTCCCTCAAAGCACAGTTCGGCTCTGTGCGTATCCAGGCGTTACAGGATGAGTTCTCAATTTTTGCGTCCAGTTTGGCCGCACTCAAGGCTGAGGTCATCTGCAAACACTTCAGCCCAGAAACCATTATTTCACAAGCGAATTTGGAATTCACGGTTGATGCGAAATTCGCACAACCAGCCGTAGAACTATTGAAGCAACAATACGAACGTAAGTGGCGAGTTATCATACGCCCCGAAACTGTAGCTATGGTGGACCACAACGCGCTTAAGAATGATAGGTCTGAGTTCATCACTTCACTAGCCACATTCATGCAGTCTGCAGCCCCGCTAGTTCAGTTCGCACCTCAAGCAGCTCCTACGCTGATGGAACTCTTAAAGTGGGGACTCAGTGGATTCAAGGGCAGCCAAGAAATTGAAGGCGTTATTGATAAAGCTGTTGAAGATATGCGCAACGCACCTCCAGGCGGTGATAAGGAAGACGACGGCAAGGAGAAGGCGGCGCAAGCTATTGAACAGCAGAAACAGAAGGCGGTGCTAGCTATTGAACAGCAGAAACATCAGCATAAGTTGAAAGAGGAAGCCCAGGATCATCAGTTTGACACTGTAGAGGCTGAGAAAGCTCACCAGTATAAGATGACTGAAATGGCGGCTGACCATGAGGCTAATGTAATTGAGAAGTCTGTTGAAACTGAAACTAACTTAGAGCAAGAAGTTGGTAAGACGGCATTGGCAGAATATTTAGACGAGGTGAAGGCAGATAATGCGGCAAAGTTGGATACAGGACCCAAAAACTAATAAGCTGATTACCCACGAAAAGTACGAAGCCAAGTACGGAAATGGCAGTCGTGAAGCGGGGTACAGCGTCATACCAGACACTCCTGACTTTGTGTCACCTGTGACACGTGAAGTTATACATGGGCGTGGTCACATGAAGCGCCACATGAAAGAGCACGGTATAACTCACACAAGTGACTTTAAGAATCATTGGAAGGATAAAGAAAAAGAACGCGCAACGGGGCTGACTAGCCAATCGGCTAAGAAGCGTAGAACTCAAGATATTGTGGATGCGGTGAATTATCATGAACGACAAAACTAGAAGAGAAGAACTTGAAGAAGCATTTGAAGAATCCGATACGACAGAAGGAGTTACGGAAGATAGCTTCGATGATGAATTTTCTGCAGATGGAGAAACTACTGACGAAGCGGAAGGGGAAGTAAATGCGAAGCAAGAGCAAACAGAGGAAGCGTCAACAGAAGAGGCGTCAACAGAAAAAGAGTCCGAAGAAAGTGACGTCGCAACGGAACAAGAAGCTGGGGTTTCTGAAAGACCACCTGTTAGCTGGAAGCCAGCCGCTCGTGAAGCATGGAAAGACGTTCCCGCTGCTGCGCGCAGAGAAATAGAACGGCGTGAGGCAGAGATCACTAACGGTCTCCAGGAAGCTTCAGATGGGCGTAAGTTTGAACAACAGTTCGCGCGCACTATTGAACCTTTTAGAGGGTTCATAGCGGCTGCCGGGGGCGACCCGTTACGGTCAGTACACGTCTTAATGACTACGGCAGCAGGACTGCAAGTTGGGGGTCCTGTACAGAAGGCAGAGATAGTAAGGGACATCATACGTGACTACGCTGTTGACATACAGACACTTGATGATGTTCTTTCTAACGCTGTGACCCCCCAACGTTCCGCTAGTCCAGCAGCACCTCAGATTCACCCTGATGTTCAGCGGTTTATGGATGAGCAACGTCAAACTCAAGCCAATGCTGTTCAGGCTACCGAAGCACAGATTAATGACGACATAAGCGTGTTTGCCAGTGCTCCAGAGAATGAGTTCTTTAAAGACGTGCGTCTGGACATGGCTGACATAATGGACTTAGCTTCAAACCGTGGGATGCAGTTAACACTCCAAGAAGCTTACGACAAAGCGTGTCAGCTTAATCCTGAGATAAGCAGTATCGTTAACCAGAGAACTGGCGCGAAAAATGCTCGACGTTCCAACGTTAGACTGAGGGGTAAGAAACGCGCAGCCAAGAGCGTTTCAGGGTCGCCGACAGGTGGTGGGGTCAAGCGTGCGGAAGATATGTCTCTTAGAGAGTCGCTAGAGGCCGCAGTTGCATCTAACAGTTAAACCTGTTATATTGAGCACTAGAGCTAGGAACTCTCCAGTCTCACATAAGACAAGCGTTCCCCAAGTTCAGTAAGAAGCACCGAATGGGTCGGCCAGCAGAAATCTTTTCTTCTTTACTTGGAGACTTTTATGTCTTTTCCTAACATTAGTGATGTTCTTGCTACAACGATCGAAAATCGTAGTAAGAAAATATCTGATAATGTTATGAACAACAACGCAATTTTGAAAAAGCTTGAAACGAAAGGTAAAATGAAAACCTTTTCAGGCGGACACAAGATTTTGCAAGAGCTCTCATTTGCTGAAAACGCCAACGCAGGTTGGTATTCAGGATATGATCTTTTGCCTGTTGGTGCTTCGGACGTTATCAGCGCGGCTGAGTACGAAATTAAGCAAGCGGCTGTTCCTGTAGTTATTTCTGGGTTGGAACAACTCCAGAATGCTGGCAAGGAACAAATGATTGACTTGATGGAGGCTCGGCTCGAAGTTGCCGAAACAACGCTTTCTAACCTTATCGTCGACGGTGTGTATTCTGACGGCATGACCCCAACTGTCAAGCAAATTGACGGCCTGGACGCCATGATTTCAACCACACCTGCGGTCGGTCAGTACGGAAACATTGATCCGGCATCTTGGGCTTTCTGGCGGAACTACTACGATACAGCGACCACGACCACTACCGCTAACATCCAGGGTGTCTGGAATACGGCATGGTCTAATCTTGTACGTGGGCAGGACCGCCCGGACCTTATTATGGTTGATAACCTGGAATGGGTTAAGTACATTAGCTCCCTTCAATTGATCCAACGATTCTCAAGCGCCGAAACTGGTCAGCTTGGGTTTTCTACGGTGAAGTTCATGGATTCTGATGTTTGCTTAGATGGTGGGGTTTACTTCCCATCAGCCGTGACAGGCGCAACAGGTGCTTCGTCTAATCAGGCGTACTTCCTGAACTGTAAACACTTGCACTATCGGCCTCATGCTGCTCGTAACATGGTCCCTCTTTCGCCGAATCGTCGTTATGCGACGAACCAAGACGCGGAAGTCCAGATCATTGCGTGGGCTGGTAATCTTACTTGCTCTGCACGTAAATTGCAGGGTCGTGTAGACGGTTCATAAGGAGGATTGTCATGGGTTCTTTAGTACAGCTTGGGGTTGACGTTACCAAGATATACGACTATTCTGCGGATACAGGTCCCTACCCGTATTCTGAGGGTGATCGGCATATTGCGGCTGATGGCACTCATTACATCTACACAAAAGCGCATGGAGCGATTGCTGACGGTACTCGTTGCAACGTGCTTGACACTGGTGTGACGAGCGCTAACGCCTCTGGTGTATGGGTGAACAATACTGGGACGGCTATGGCGGTCAGTGACCGCTTTTGGGCGCATCAGTATATCGCTTCTAACATCATAACGTTCTAACCTAACTGGAGGGGAGGGGCTTCGGCCCCTCTCTTTCTATAATTACGAGAGTACGATATGTCAGATGAATCCAGAGCTCTAGGTAACCGAGGATTCAATGAACAGGAGGCTGTGTTCGCCATCCCGTTTAATGATCCTGGCAGGTACGCTATTATTAACCTAGACTTTTTTGAAAAGACGCCTGAATACTATTTATCTGGCGCGCAGGACATTGGGGTTTTCGGTGACAACACAACGATTACGAGTGTTACTCAGAATTATCTGGGGAATGCGACACTCCCCGGCACTGCTGAACTTGTGACAGGGGCGGACGATGGTGACGCGGTTATTATGGCTCCCCGCGAAGTTCTTGGTCTTGGTGTTCCTTGGACTTTTAGGATAAATCGCAACACTAGCTGGATGGTGTCGTTTAAGTGTTCAGCTTGGGGATCAAATATGAATGTCCAAGCCGGAGGCAAGGCGTCCCCGCTTACGGTTGATCCTTTGGTTATGACAGCGGGTAACGGAGGTCCATGTTTCCAAGCGATAGGCAACGCCAATATGAGACTGTTGTGGGGTCTCCAAGGAGAAATAGATATAGACACAGGCGTTGGTAATCCTGGTACTGGTGAAGTATGGTCGTGGTTCACAGCGTACTATGACGCAGAAACCAGTATTCTAAGGGTATTCGCAGACCGTGCGCTAATTTATGACCAAGTAGTCGCCCCAGAAATAGCAGTTGATGATCGGGCTTGGGTATTAGGTGTTCAATCAACAAGTGCGTCCGCCAAAACATTCCGTGTTCAACATTTTGTCATGGCTGTCTCTAAGTATCCTCAGCTGACTGTAGAAGGTGTAGGCTTGTAATAGGGTCTCAATATGACCGCTTCGTTAAACGACACTATGATGACCGCGATGGGTAATCTGGGATATACCAGTAGCACGTTCAACGGTAGATTGTTTGAATGGGCAGAAGGTATGGGCGGAACCGGGGCTACTTTAAGTGAAGTGGTGCAGTCAGCCTTAGACATAAAAGGTACTCATGCTAGTCGTACTCTTGACGATGCTTGGAACCAAGTTCTAAGTGGGTTTTACGGCGCGACGCTCAATGGGTTTGACCCGCAGACACTAAACAACAGAATAAAGTTGTTCTTTGAGCGTGGCGGACAATTAGTGGCTCCGCTGTCGCCTATCACGCAGTACGATGCTTCGACGTGTGTCGACATGACTTTTGATATCGCTGGAACAATTCCTGTAGACATTATTATGCGGGACATTGGTACTTGGGGCGATCTGGTGTGTACAGCAGATGACACGACTAGACCACACTGGGGGGCTAGTGGGATCACGTCACCGGAAAGCGCGGGTGGTGTCTACAAGGATATTAATTCAATAACTGGTGTCTATATGGACGGCACTGTAAACGTTTTACGTGATTTGTCGTACACAGCACTTAATTCTAATGAAGTCAGTATATATTTTGTCGCTGACCTGGACGGTATGCCTTACAGTAGTGTGATCTGGGGGGTTTGTGGCGATCTTCAAGGTATGTGGCAGAACGCTAATGGTTGGCAGTTTCTCACTCCTTCTGCTAATGCTCTTCGGTTCTTTCATTCAGCGGGTGCGGACACACTTACTCTAAATGCCACTGGCATCGCCGTTGGACCTCACTTGTACGAAGTACACATAGATAGTTCGGGTAACGGTGAGATGTTTGTGGACGGAGTGTCCCAAGACACAGATACATCTACTGTGTCAGTCAAAAACCCTGACATACTAAGTTTTGGAGCTGGTAACTCAGGGGGAGGGGTTAATGTTCCTACAGGCTATTCCAGAATGCTTATAGGCGAGCTTTTAATGTACGACACAGCTTCTAGTGCGGGTAATAAGACAACGATTAGAAATTACCTGAACACTAAATGGGGTCTTTAATAAGGAGAAATAAAATGTTACCAGAAGCGGATATGGGTATGACGAATATGGCGATGGACGGACAAATGCGACCAAGACAAGGTGAGCATTACGTTCGCTTCTTCCATGATGCTGTACAGGATATGGCTAAAACTGAAGAAGAAGGCCGACCGATTTACGAGGACCGTGAGTTTATTGAAATTAGGGCTCCCGGCAATCAAACTTCTGTGTTGATTAAAGAAGTCAACGAATACTATAGGGATATGTTTGCCATGCAATATCATGCGTGGAAGCAGGGTGACGAAGAGCAAATTCACGGCACACCTCTTAAAGCGTGGCCGATGATAACTGCTTCTCAGGTTAAAGAATTACAGCACTTGGGTATCCTGTCGGTAGAACAACTGGCAGAAGTAGCTGACTCCAGCGCAGGGGCGTTCATGGGATTTAACACGCTCAAACGTCGTGCTAAATTGTTCCTGGAAGCTGCGGAAGGCAACGCCCCAATGGAAAAGATGTCTGCCCTACTTGAGGAACGTGATAATGAAATTGAAGTCTTAAAGCGTAATATGGAAGAGATGGGCAAACGCATCGATGACCTCATGGCTTCACGCGGGGGTGATCAAGATGAGGACTAAGCATGGCTGATTTAGAAAGGTACATTACGGCTCAGAAGGCTATTAGTCGCGCAGCCGTTGAAAGTGGTCTGTCTTCTGTTTCGGACCCTTTTGGATCTACTGACCCAGCGCATAATCAGTTGATAGAGCTCTTGACCTCTGTAGGTCAAGAGCTCTTGTACCTTAATCAATGGCAGTATATGGTTCGTGAAGAGACGTTTACGACGGTGGTTCCTGGTGACACAGGCGACTATGACCTGCCTACGGACTTTGGTTACATGATCCCGCAAACTGGTTGGGAGCGCACGAATAATGTCCCACTGTACGGACCTCTTAGCGCCCAAGACTGGCAGTACCTGAAGGGTCGTGACTTAGTTGACTCTACGATCTACGCATCATTTAGAGTGTCAGAGAATCAGCTGAAGCTGTACCCGCAGCCTCCTACAGATGGACTAGAAATAGCTTACGAGTATATGTCACGTAACTGGCTCTTGAAGGCAGGTGGTGGCTACCGCGATTCAGTACAGGCTAACGACGACACGGTACTGTATCAGCCAATTTTAGTCGTGAAGGCGTTGAAACGTGCCTTCTTAGCAGCGCGAGGATTTGACACTACCCGCGCTGATGCTGAGTACGAGAAGGCGCTGGACGCGTACATTGGTAATGATGAAAGCGCTCCAATACTGAATGCTGGCACAAATAGCCGTTCGTTTCCGTACTTACACTCTCGGTACAATACTCCTGATAAAGGGTTCGGGGCATGACGAGCAGACCTCAAAGGCAGCGCACTGAAGGGTTTGAGATGCCTGCTCCTACGAACGGTATCAATGCTGCTGACGGGTTCATGTCTATGGCTCCCAACGATGCCGTGTGGATGAGCAACATTGTTCCTGGAGAATACGGCTGCCGCGTCCGCAAAGGATACTCAGAGTGGGCTAACCTTGCGATAGGTGGGCTGAACGACATTCGCAGTATAATGCCATTCGTAGATCAAGACGGCATTACGACCAAGAAGTTTATAGCTACGGATCAGGGTATATACGACGTATCCACTTCTGGCATAGCGCCGACTAAAGTCGTTACGTTCAGTACTACAGGTAGTGACGCCGGTTGGTGTTCGTACTTACAGATGACTAGCATTGGAGGGACCCACTATTTACTCGTTGCTGATGAAGCTAACGGGTACTTCACGTACGATACATCAGGTGGGTGGGTGACGAATCCTTCTGTCACTGGACTGCCCGGATCTATGACATCTAACCACATACGATTCATAGCTAGTTTTAAGGATCGCTTATGGTTTGCCTTAGAAGGTACGTCAGATGTGTACTACTTAGGACTTGCTGCTATCACGGGCGCTGCTGTCAAGTTTGGGGTCGGCGCTAAGACCGCTCATGGTGGCTACACAGTCGGTATGTGGAACTACACACGCGACGGTGGTGATGGTATAGACGACTTTCTTACCATAATGACGAGGGGAGGGGATTTGCTAGTTTATCAGGGGTATGATCCAGCTAGCTCATCAAGCATAGAACTTGTCGGACAATGGTACGTGGGTGATGTTCCAGAAGGTCGCCGTCTTGTCAGTGAATTTGGCGGTGATCTTTTACTTTTGACTACGTTTGGTGTGTTCTCACTGTCTAAACTGTTAAGTGGCGGTCTTATATCTGACCCCGATTTTTATCTTACGTACAAAGTCGCACGTTTAGTGCGGGACGTTATGTCAACGAATAGTGGTTCACGAGGTTGGGAGGTCAAAATCCACAACAGAGAAGCAGTTCTTATTCTGGGTATGCCGCGAGTCAATTCTAGACCGTATAGACAGTACGTTATGAACTTGAATACCGGAGCGTGGGGTATGTGGAAAGACATCCCTGCTTTGTGCTTCGAAACTCATAATAATGAGATGTACTTTGGTACGTCGTTGTTAGATGGCGCTGATAACGCGTCGTTATACTACATGACTGGGTCTACTGATGCTGTTACGCTGGCAGGGGCGTCTGCAGGTCTAGTTGAGTTCACCCTCTTACCTGCGTTCTCACACTTTGGGCTGCCTGGAAAGTGGAAGCGTGTGCATTTCATACGCCCCGTCTTTACGTCCGAGCTGCCCCCGAGTTATATCGCTATTCCACAGTATGACTTCCATTCAAGTGAGTTGGAGCTTTCTGTTGGACTTCCTGGAACTGTGACTGGGTCTATATGGGACACTGATCTGTGGGATGCGGCCGAATGGTGGACAGGATATCTACAGCCAATTGAGAGTATTGGTGGCGGAGTTGATATGGGGCGTAATGTGTCGTACGTTTTGAAAGGTAGTAGCGCCAGTGATACGACTTACATAGGTGCTGATATAATGGCTGATGCTGGTGGTTTGCTTTAGAACACTGAATATAGAAAAGGACTGGGCGTGGGTCAAAGAGCGCGCCAGTCCTATTTTGTGTGAAGACACAAAAGGGATTGTAGCTGAAGACTCTTGTGGTATAGTAGGGGCTGTAATTTTTGATCAATGGTCAGAAACTTCATGTCAAATACACATAGCGATTGATAAAGTGTCATCGTTACGTCATGGGCTACTAGAACATTCTGCTGACTATGTGTTCAATACGTGCGGTAGGATTATGATGATCGGCTTAACTCCCGCAGATAATGAAAAGTCTGTGAAGTTTAACGAACACATAGGTCTGCGCGAGATAGGGCGTATAACTGATGGCTACAAGATAGGTGTAGATTTTATTGTCACGCGTATTGATAGAGACACGTGTAGATGGCTTAAAGAAGAGGCTGCGTAATGGGTAAGAAATCAACTCCCACACCCCCAGATTTTGAATCTGCTGCTGAACAAAGTGCCGCGTCTGACTGGCGGTCTACGCGCGAACAAGCGTATGCTAACCGTCCTGAACAGAACACTCCATGGGGCAGCACATCTTGGGGTGTGACTGAAGGTGATCAGGGTACGTATAACGACGCGACAGGCAGGTATGAGGGGTACACACCTGATGTGTGGACCCAAGAAACCACGTTAGAACCTCGCCTACAGGGGGCGCTTGACTCCCAAATAGATTTACAGAGGTCTAGGTCTGACTTAGCTCAGGGCATGACGGGGCGTATGGAAGATGAGTACGCTAACCCTATGGACTGGAGTGGCTTTAGCGAGCGAGGTGGTGTGCCCGAATCTCGCTATACGGATCCTGACAGCTTACAGAAGAACTTGGATTACAGTGGTCTAGATGAGCTGCAAAAAGGCGACAGGTACAGACAGGATTCTATAGACGCCGCGTATGGACAAGCCACATCCCGCTTAGACCCACGGTTTGAACAGGAGCAAGGCGCTTTAGAGTCTAAACTGATGGCGCAAGGGCTTCGTCAAGGCGACGCTGCGTACGACACTGCTATGGCGAACTTCGGGCGTGATAAAAATGACGCCTACACGTCCGCCCAGAACGCCGCTACGATACAGGGCGCTGACGATGCTACTCGTATGTACGGCATGGATTCTCAGCGTAGAGCGCAGCAAACTGGTGAACTAGGTACTCAGGCTGCGTTTGCAAATCAAGCAGTAGGTGATACAGCTAGACTTAATGCTCAGAACTTCGGGCAGGATATGGGCAGATCGAATTATCAAACGCAGCTTAGACAGCAAGAAATTGCTGAGGGGTTACAACAACGTGGAACAACTCTTAACGAGATAAACGCTATTATGTCCGGTCAGCAAGTTGGAATGCCAAGTATGCCTCAATTTAATCAGGCTGGTAAAGCTGCTGCGACAGACTATAGCGGGGCTGCCAATAGTCAATGGGGCGCTGACATGGATGAATTCAATGCTAGGCAAGCACAGGATCAGATGATGATGTCTGGTATCACGGACTTGGGTGGTGCAGCGATGGGCTTCTCTGACCGTCGGTTGAAGCGTAACATATCTAGATTGTCAGGTCTATGGCATCTGTTCCAGTATATCTGGAGCGACAGGTGGTACATAGGCGTTATGGCTGATGAAGCCCCTGCTCATGCAGTACACACACATCCATCAGGGTACAAGATGGTTGATTATGGAGCCTTATAATGAATGGAAATGATGCTAGAGCGTTAGGAAAGTTTACGCAAGAACTGCGCGGACAAGGGTACAGCCCAGCGGAGATTCAGGAACTTGTTGCAGTGTTCAAGCAGAACTCTGGCCCTAATACTTCGTTCTCAAATACTGTGTTGGACGAACCTTCACAGAATTTTCCTGGAAGGCCGATGAGCCCTAACCCTCCCTCTGCTCCTAGGGACGAAGTAGTTGCGACACTACAGCCTGAAGTGCCACTGAACACTCCAACAATGCCTGACTACAGCCAGCCTCAGCAGAATGCGCAGAATGCGCAGCTTCAGCAGAATGCGCAGAATTCGATGCTTCAGCAGAATGCGCAGCGTCAAGGTGGAGGTATGCATGGTCCGTACACAGCGGGAACCTCAGCAATGACAGGTATGTTCGGTAGTGTACCTAGCTCCATGGACCCTGAACTCATGAAGTCTGTCGTCGGGTTGGGTAGTCTACAAGGCGAGCTAGAAGATAACGCTCACGCCCGTACTAGAGCTGAAGGTTTGAAGGACACAGCATTACCTCAGATGCAAGCTGCCGGACGTATGCACGTCGCAGCTAACCCTATGTCTTTTTTAGCGACCGGCCTCCGCCGCTACAAAGGTCATAAAGATCTTAAGGAGCTTCAGGAGCGCCGCGCCGGTATCCGTTCAGAGCAGACTGGCACTAGAGCTTCCTATCTATCTGACACATTAGGTCAGGGTAGTGGGGGTCAGCCACCTCGTTCTGGAGGTTACAGAGGTCACGAAAAACTCGGCGAAGAGTGGGAGAGACGTAGAAATGCAAGCACGAGCGCCTAATATCTCACCTATTGCTGACGTACTACGGCGTCAGTCTGACATGGGACTGCTCGGTATGGCGAGTGGCGACCCTGTATTATCGCCTCTGGGTTCCGCCTTACGTGGCGAGTCCATGGACAAAGTTAAGATGTACCAGAAGGCTATCGTGGACAAGCAAAAGGCTGACGCAGAAGCTCGTAAACAAGCTTCTGATGAAGCGTTCCGTGCTGCGCAGATAAAGCAGATGGAAGATAGGCGTTTGTACGGAACGCGGTATCTTGACATACTTGAGGATCAGAAGCTTAACGTTGAGGATAAGAACCAACTTCGTGTCGGTGACCGCAGGGACATACAAGATGAAGTCGGTACACTGCGTGAAATGGCTAGTATGGAAAAGCGATTGCTTGACAACCCGGAAGCGTTAGGTCAGGGTGTCTGGCCTCTAGGGTCACTGAATCGCGCGGTTGCTGAAAGAGCAGGTAAGTTCGCCTCAGACGACCAGATATTTGCCCAGAAATGGTGGTCAGACTGGGATAAAGTGTACAACCTGCCAGAGCGTAATAAAGCGTTCGGTGCTACACTGACCCCACATGAAGTCGCAGCTTGGGACGGAGCTAACATTGGTCCTAACATGGACCCACGTCAAATCGAAGCTGGGTTTAAAACTATCATGGGCATAATTCGTAACCGTACAGAGTTAATGTACCAAGGTTACACCGCTGATAACTACGACGTAGAAACGCTGTTTGACCCTGTGAAACCATACTTCATAGGCGACGGCGACGGCGACGGCGACGGCGACGGTATGCCTAATGGACCTGATGTCTTAAAGCCTCCTAGTGTAGACGGGTTCTATAGGGGTGCGGATGGTGAATGGTATGCCGAATAAAGTCACAGATCCAGGGTTACTAGATATACTTAACTCCGGGCTAGAACCTGAACGTATTAATGAGCGTGTTAGGCTCTACAATGAATACGCTGCTGAGTTAAAGACCCCAGAGTACTCCCCTGTTAGCGACAGCAACATGGAAAACTTCTTTGCCGGTCTTGGACAAGGTGGTGTAGACACCGTAAAGAACATCGGCAACATGGCTCAGTTAGACAAGCTAGGCGCAGATTGGTTCAGTGACGAAAGCATCAACAGGGCCAGAGAACGTGACGAAGCACTTCTAGATACTAAGGCTGGTCTGCTTGGCTCTGTGGCTGGCTCTACGGCTGTCCTAGCGCCTGTTGGTGGGGTAGCTGCGGGTGCTGCCAAAAGTGCTCTAAGGGGCTCAGGCGGCCTCTCTAAAGCTGTCCAAATGCTGGCTGGTAAGCCGGGGCGCAGGGCGCTCACAGAAGGTGCTGTAGGCGGAGCTATAATAGCTGGTCCAGAGAACCGTGGTGTCGGTGCGGTGGCTGGAGCTACAGGTTCAGGCTTACTGCGTGGCGGCGGTCAGTTGCTTAAGAAGTCCTTAACCGGACCTGTTAAGATGAGCGGAGCAGGTCACCGCATGGCGCGGGAAACTGGTGACTTTGTACCTATCGCTTATGGTGCTTCAGAGAAAGGGTTTTCAGGTGCGGTAAAGAACATATACCGCGACTTGCTGTCTAATATCTGGGGCGTCGGCGGTAATATGCGAGCTCAGCAAATAGGTCTACAGAATAAGTTCAACAAACGCTTAATGAGTCACGGCATTCCAGAGTGGGCGCGGCCTGACTTTGATTTTGATGTCGCGCCGCAAGCGGCGGCGGAGCAGCTTAATAAATTCTGGGGCAAAGGCGGAAAAGCGTACGAGTTTATTCGCGATAAAACAGTTAACGCGAGTAAAAATCGTATGGGTAAACTGTTCGGCACCCTAATTAAACAGGGTGACGATGAAGTGGCTGAGGATTTAGGACGCCTGTACGCTAAGTCCCGCAAGGGTAAAGGATACGTTGATGTAGAGGACTTACTTGAGTACAAACGCTTCTACTCAAGTAAGTCCAAAGATTTGTTCCTTAATTCTGGGAACGACCCTGATATATTGGCTAAGTCTAACCTGTATCAGCAAGCTGCCCAGAATATTGATGAGCTTATAGCTAAGACATTCCGGGACTCTAGCGATGACGCGTTCCAAAACATTTGGAAGAAGTATCAGGGCAACATAGACCCGTACAAAGGATACTTGGACATCATTGAGACTGTTGGTAGTATGTCTAAGAAGGCAGGCAAATTCATGCCTAGTGACGTAGCTGGTAAGTCAGCGGGTAGAGTGGGAACCAAGAAAGCCGCAGAGGGCGGAGGTTATCTGCAAAAGTACGCTAACGAAGCAGGTAAGGTTATAGACCGTCCGCCTGAGAAAGCCAACGTGTTCAAGACACTGGCTGCAATGGCGACTGCTGGCATCTTAGGTGCGGCAGCGAATCCGCTCATACCTGCGGCTGCGTTCGGCTTGGCTAGAGGTGCGGGTACGAAGGGCGCACAGAAGTTTTTAACTGGACAATACGGAGGGCAGAGGGCATTGTCCAAAGGACTCCGTAGGTACGCACCGATCACACGCGAAGTGGGTCGCGTAGGTAGACGAGCCGGAGTCCAAGCCGCTATGAAGGATGCACAATGAGTAGAGACACCAGTGGTAATTATTCACTCCCATTAGCTAACGTTATAACTGGGACAACTATTTCATCTACATGGGCGAACACGACGCTCACTGATTTAAAGACTGAGATGACAGATTCGATGTCACGTAGTGGTAAAGGTGGAATGTTAAGCAGCGCTCAGCTCAAGGCTGACGACGGCACAGTAAGCCTTCCAGGGATCGTGTTTGGAAATGAAACAGCTTCTGGGCTGTACAGGGCGGGAGCTTCAGATGTGAGGCTCGCTATAAATGGTGCGCCGAATTTGCGGTTCACCAGCACAAATATTCTGGAAGTTTACCGTTCAGCAGCTTGGTCCGTAGTGCCAGATATATCTTCAGGGTATACGTGGGCAGCTATTCAGACATTTTCAGCTGCGTGTACGTTCTCTCAGCCTATTGTGGGTTCTGTGACAGGATCTGCGGCTACTGTGACCGGAGCTTCTCAAACAGCTATAACGTCACTTGGAGCGTTAACCTATCTACAGGTAGATGACCTACAATTAAACGCGAGTGACATCACTAACCCAACAGGATCAGTCACGATAGACGGTGTGACCCACGACGCGGGGGCTATGACCAATGTTACTACACTCGCTGCTTCAGGGCTTATAACAGGGTCCAACGTTTTCGATAACGTATACGGAAGTATGTGCTCGACTACTCCGACTACTCCGGCCACTGGAGCGTGGGCTGATGTCACTTATCTAAATTCTGAACCCGGCGGTGTTCCTGTAGGGATTACACACAGTAATACGAATGGTACGTTCACAGCTCTTACTGCCGGGAAGTACCTTGTGTCTGCGAATGTCGGCTGCGCACACGTTACATCAGCCACAACGTACAGTTGTCAGATGCGAATAGCTGTCAACGGGGCTGTCGTTGACGGGTCCAGACAAGGAGTGTACACAATGGATTCTGACTACGCAGGACACTCTATGTCGTGTTCAGTAGTCGTGGACATATCTGTCAGTGATGTAATTTCTATACAGTTACTGAAAGCTACAGGGTCTAGTTGGACGTTCAATAGTCAAGGAACTGCACTCACAGTGCATCGCATCTCATGATACAGTACATTAAGAATTTACTTCTATGGTTAGACGCTGGAGTGGCTTCGTTAATAGGGCGGGACTTCCGTACAACGTTAACGTGGAACATGACAGTTCTAGCCAAATTTAGAAACCAATGCGTCGTGTGTAAGTGGTTCTACAGAGCATTCACAAGTCACTGCGAACGCTCTGTCAAGGACTGGGATGAAGAAGACGTAGACTATTGGATGGAGCACTACGACGTAGGGTTGTGGAAAATATGACGGAGAACAATAATGGACAAACACCAACAAATCGCACAGTGGTTACTCGCGCGCCTAGGAGCATTACCTATAACATTCAACGACGGAGGTCACGCCCCCGTCGTTGCTAAGTGGTTAGAGGATATTGCTGATGGGACGCTAGAAGTTACTGAATCAAGTGTTTCACTGTAGTCTTCTATTCAATATATAGTGGAGTGGAAAATAGTCTAGGAACAGCTTTTCTCTGTTCTTTGACATGGGATTCTAACACTCCCCTCATGTACCCGGTTATGGAGATGTGCTTCTTTGAAGCGAGCAGCTCTATATCGTGCATTACAGAGTCTGTAATCCTCACGCCTGTTGCTATCATAACCCCCTCACCCTTGTACAGCACCGGACGTCCACCTCGCGGTGACTTGCTATACTTGCTCATTGGTCCACGTAAGCCCCAGACGGACCACCCTCTTCATACTTAGCCTCAGCCTCGCTGATAACGTACTCAGCCTCAGCGACTTCAATGTACTTGTTTATGGCGTGACGAGCTTTGTACAGGTCTTCAAGCCTACCTTTGTCACGCCATCGTTCTACCCATTTAGTGATGATGTACTGGAAATTGTCGTACTTCAAACGGTACGCTCTATCCCAGTGCTCTTCCCCTCCCACCTTATAGTGGTCCCCGCCTACTTGTGTCTTGTTAGCTTTACTCATTATCTTCTCCCTGTTGCAGAATAAGTACCGGGTGCGAAGGTTTACGTCCCCCGGTGGACGGTGTAGGTAGGCTCGGTGATGAGATAACTTCACCTCGCCCCCGTAGACCCAGACCCCCGCTGCTATTAGTCTACGAGTATTAACATTCAATGTGACAATATACAGTGTCACAATGGCGCGTACAGTGCATATCTGTAAAACCGGCAACGCCTAACTACCCGTAATTGCTCTGTGGTGCGTCTTTAGTCACTAGGCTGATGTTCAATAGCCGTAGTCGTCATAACCAGAGCTTCCCGCGAGAGTGAATCAGCGATAGCCTTGCTAGACTTAACGATTTCACCACTCACCACTTCTATCACGCGGTAGCTGAGCTCTTCACTGAGCCTGAGTTCTGTGGAACCATATGCGCCGTCAATACGTACTCGTGTGACGTACTGGCCTTCGTCGGGTCCGTACGTTGAGCGTGTTATGTTGATACTGTTCACAATCATTACTTTTCTCCTTTACTACACAATAGCTCATTATACCACTTTGAAATAAAGACGCGTAGGGTATCCGCACGAACGTGTCGTAACGGGTTTTCATCCATGTAAGCCATCCCGTTTTCCAGCACAGAGCGGATGCCCCGGTTTCCCATTTGCATTTCTTCTAAGCACCAGAAAATTAGGTCCAAAGTATCTGCAAATTTAAGCATATGTTGTTCTTCTTCAGTAAGCTCTTTCCAGCACGTCCCGTAGTTTCTATGGAACTCCCGCTCCAAAGTATCCAAAGCTTCTTTGACTACTTCGTCTAACCGCTTAATCGGGGCTGGCATATCACCAGTATGGACCTCAGGTAGGTCGTGGTTTAGAGCTGCGGTTATCAGCCGGGTGCGCGGGTTGGGGTCTATGTGCAGGATTATCTGCGCTACGTTGAAGCTATGCTCCGCGATAGACTGCTTACGTATTGTCCTCCACGTGTGATATCTCGTCACTTCCCCCGCCATCCGTAGATACTCCAGGTTTTGTACGTCTATTGATCCATTCTTCACAAGCTAGTCTCCAGTCTGAGTTTTGAGGCATTCGGTTTAGTAGAGACACGTGCGGTAGTCCTTCCTTACGTGCGTGATATATCCTAGACATAGGGTACGCTATTTTGTCCATCCACCATGTTGTGAACTTCATACCTCCTTTGCATAGTAATTCAGCGTCGGCAACCAGCATATGATAAGTTTCGTCATTTGCGAGTAGCGGAACAGGCTTTACATCCGCCATGTAATAGTGGTCTAGGGGAACGCCCCTTGTTCTAATGTTATCGTAGTGCGGCACTAGATCAGGGTAGATATGAAGGTTGTTGGACATTACGTAGTACGTTCCAATTACGTACGAGGCAGCTGAAGCTACAAGTTCGTGGAGCATTGTCATGTGTACTATGTTCGCGCCCATAGACCCCCATATTAAATCATTGGACCTGTTGCACACAGTCATATCCAGCGACCCGTCGGGTTTTGGTCTAAAATAGATGTGAGTGTTGCATGGTCTATCCTTGCTGTCGTGTAGGGGACTGTCATAAGACGCGTCCCACATAGCCAGAACAGCTTGTCGTGTACTGCGGTCATTACGCAGTTGAGTTATGATCCTTTCTATTTGGTCATGGTTCCAATGTGTGCGCCAGCGGTATCCATACGCCCCTCTTAAGATCCCGTCTTGGGCGTATGTCTCCATGTTACTGTTGAAGTACGATATCCAGTTAGAGTCTCTACGACCTGCCATCATCCACACAAACTCCATAACGTGGAAGAACGGATTCGCGTCGCGTAGTGGATTGAACACTACGCGCTCCGTAGGGAATAGCAGCTTAAAGACCGCTGGTTCTGGGAGCGTTATCACCCTGCCGTTGCGACTAAGCTCCTCCGTCCCATAGATGTGCAGTTTCCACAGCCCTTCTACTAGAGCGTTGTCTGCGTTTGATGATATGACTGTATGCATAATTCTATTATACCCCAGGATATTTACGTTTACTGTGTCCGGTGCCGAAAAGGACGCGCATATACTTGTCGTACTCACATAGACAGTTCTGTATGTCTTGGCAGTGTATGACACCTACGTCGTTGAATACACCATCTAAGTGAAGGTGATCTTCTACCTCACATAGTCTAGGCATGAAATGACATTTCGCAACCTTCTCACCAAAGAACCAGCGCATCCCACGTAGACTTCCGGGGCCGGGAGCTGCCCATGTCCACCAGTCTTCAGCTGTCGCTAAAGGATGGCTGACCGTGTTCTTAAAGTCCGCTATAACCTGCGCCGCCATAAAGTCGCTAAACCCATGGAGCTGCTTTAGAGCCGCGTGGGCATCTCTTAAAGTGGTAGGTAGGTTACCCCACCGTGGGTAGTTATAGACATCTCTACAGGTGTCTACAAGCCATGTAATTTTGTCTATTTTCCTGCCGTGGGTTGTTACCACGTAAGCTCCACCCCAGACTTTAATCTTGTTGTCACGCGCTTGACAAAGCAGATACTCCATATGCGACCAGTTCTTCGCAACTACAGAAGACTTAATCATTTCAAGAGTTTTCGGCCAATTTATCAGCCGAGCGATGCACATTGAAGCTTCGTAGTCTGCCCTACTGTCAAAGTCTTTAGGGGTCCAGTTTTCACGTATCCACTTAGTGACACGGTCATCTTCACGACGTACATTACAGAAGAACGTCTGCCGGAACACCCAGTCATCAGTCCAAGGTTTGTCAACCCCATCTGCTCGCTGTTTACGTATGTCTTCACGTTCTCGTATCCAGTAACAGAATATATCTTTAGGATGCGTCAGTTGTGAGATATTCATTTACAAGACTCCTTATGTGATACATTGTAGCTTCGTACGGGTCATCATGAGGTATGTCCACCATAGGGTGCTTTCCAAGGTATTGTCTGAGTCGGCACTTGGCAACTCTATCATGATCCTTAATGACATTGCGAGCGTTAAACTCTTTAGTAACGCCCCGTTCTTTACGGCGAGCTTCTATACGGTGGATGCACACGGATAACGGAGTGTCTAAGAACCCTGTCATAGCTCTGCTTCCGTACTGTTCCATGGTCTTACCTACGCTGCCGAAGCTGTGTGAGATAAGCAGACCTTCAAAGAACAAGATACCGGGCTTCATCTCTTCCATCATCGTAAGTTTTATGAGCTCCGGTATCCTATAATAGGGCTGGATAGTGTCACACCCACCGTTCTGGTTCTTGTAAGACCCCAGTATCGTTATAGGGACATCGTATAATTCGCCTCTGTATGTGCGTATCTTACCATTGCTGTCCACCATATCTGGCTCAGCCCTAGAAGCTTCCAAAATTTTACGAGCCACCCAAGTCTTACCGCTACCGTTCGTACCCCTGAGGTTAAACGCTACAGTTTCCATTTCAATTCTCCAAGAAAAAGGGAGCCCCCTTTCGGAGGCTCCCTGAGGGGAGGGATTTATTATTGTTATGCAGCCGACTTAACGTCAGTCTTCTCTTTACCGGACAACTGGACGGGGTATTCTTTCCCATCAGCATGGACCAGCTTAATAAGACCTCGTCGTGACATAACACGAATTCCGTGACGGCTTCCACCCGCTTTCGCATAGTCAGCGTAGGTCTTGGATTTCTGAGCAATCTCCCAATCAGCCTGAACTTCCCGCTTAACATTAGGGGTTTCTTTCTGGCACAGGATCTTGGCTTCCGGCGTAATGCCGTAGTCCCATTTCCGTGGTCGCGGTGCTCCCTTGTCTTTAGGTTCCAGGTTCTTACCTGCTGGTTTTGTGGCTTGTCCGCCATCATGTTTGGCGGATCCCTTTGGTGCTGCCATGTTCTTTCTCCTTAGCATAGACAGATTTTAATGCACTTAGAAGGTTAGATTGAGTTCTATCCTTTCCCCTAAGCACTCCTAGCACTACTTCATCTATAGTATCTTTACAGACTAAATAGTGAATAACTACGTGTTCGTTAGGATTCCCCTGACGCCATACACGTTTTAATCCTTGGTCGTTTAGTTCTAAGTCCCATGTTGGACCGAAGAACGCTACGTGGTTACTTATTTCTTGTAGATTTAGACCATGCCCTGCACTTGCAGGATGAGCTAATAGTACAGGCAAATCGCCCATATTAAAAGACTGACAGAGTGAACCACTACGGTCAGCTGATACTCCGCCACCTATGTACGGTACTTCATACCCAAGGGCTTCACGTATCCGCGTAATGTCATGTTTCCATTGGTAAAAGACTAGTAGCGGCTTACCACTTAGCTCCTCAATTAGATCTTTAAGAGCTTCCAGCTTTGCATCGTGAGCCATAACTACATCACCGTCAGGTGTGTACACAGCTCCGTTAGTCAACTGGCGAAGTTTAGTGCTCGCGGCAGCGGCGTTGACCGCCGTGACCTCCTCACCTTTTATTACAGATATGAACGCTACTTCTAACTCACGGTAGTAACGCTTCGCCACTTCAGGCATTTCTACCTTGATTACGTTAATGTGGAGCGTTGGCATATCCAACCAGTCTTTAGCATCCATACGTAACAGCAGATGATGTACTTTATCTAAGATAGCTTCGTAGCTGCCAGTTCTAGGGGTCCAGTCATAACCTGAGTAGCTCTGGTCAAAGTATTTATTTCGGAAATGCGAAACGTAACGCCCCAACGCGACCCCGCAGTCTAGAATATATATCTGCCCGAAAATGTCCATTATTCCGTTGGGGATTGGACTGCCAGTTAATATATATCTTCTCTGAAACGATGCCAGCCATTTCTTTATTAGTTTGAACCGGGCTGTCGATGTTCGTTTGAATTTGGTTGATTCGTCTATCACAAGCATCTCGCAATGCGACAAGAAACGTGTATTCTCTTTTGTCAACAGCCATTTCAGTCCCTCCGGGTTGATTAAGTACACATCATGGGGTGTGCGCAGTATCTTGTCTTTGTGTTTGCCGTGAAGTAGCCCAAAGTCTATATTGTTGAAGTCAGACCACTTCTCAGCCTCCTGACGCCAGACGTAATAGCACACACGGAGCGGGGCCACGATCAGCATACTGTTGACAACACCTTTGTCCTGCAGCACTTTGAACGTAGACAGTATGATACTGGTTTTGCCCATGCCGGGGTCTAGAAATAGTCCAGCCGCGCCCCGCTCTATACAGAACTTAACAGCTTTGAACTGGTAAGTGTGCGGTGTCCATTTCTTTGCACGGGGTGTGCTTTCAAGAAACTGCGACATCTAAATACCCCTGTAGGATTTTGATTGCATCATGTTTGTTATCACAATTATATATGTGGAACCCTCTCGTTGCAAGTATCCGCTGCGAAGCAACTTGGGAGGCGCGAGGTTTTTTACCTGTAGCCTTGAACTCTATGAACACTAACTGTCCGTTAGGAAATACGAACACCCGGTCAGGGAAGCCTATCCATCCTGGGATAGTGGGCTTCCAAGCCCAGATATCATACTTCTTAGCCCAACGAACAACCGACCGCTCAATGGAACGTTCGCTTACCCGTTCTGACATGGTCCGCCTTTTGATTTTGAGTAGCTGCACCAACGACAATGGCTGCCTGGACTTTCTGCGAATACGTCGTCCGCCAAGACGCGGTCCCATCTCTTCGCCCATATCTCTGTAAGCCTCTCTAAGTCCGCTTCGCGTGTGAAGTTCATACCTTGCTGAAATCCGTGATCTATATACAACATTCGCGTATCTATGACTTCTAGATCAGGGTTGTAGTGGAACCCTGTTAGAGCGTAGAGCTCCTGTTGATCTTGGTGCTCCGGGTACTCTTTACCAGATTTATGATCTACAATAAGACCGTAATTGTCCCGCACACCAAAGTAGTCGTACACCGCTCTCATGAATACTGTAGGGTCAAAGAAATCCACGACCTTCCAATACTTATCAAACGCGGCTCGCATTTCTGTTTCAAAGCTGTCACACTCTTGTGTTAGACCTAGCAACGCCGACCCTATCTTCTGCAACGCTGGTGGACACGGCTTGTCTGGGTCGTTAAGGTAATCTTCAGCTAACGTGTGTAGATGTGCTCCTCTAGACGTAGCGTAGTTACCACCGTCTGGAAGTTTGTCTATGTGCTTGTGCTTGGCTTGTCTAGGACACTTTTCCCAACCTTTGATGCGGCTGAAACTCAGTTGTGTTATTCGTGGTTTAGATATAAAGTTCATTTGTCGGCCTCCAGCCAGTTGCTTCCAGTGTACCCTGAGGATTTAAGTGTTACGTCGCACTTCACAGCTTCCATACACTCGCGCATAATTTTATGTTCAGCCGCTGCGTCAGCTTCGGGTACTGATGCGTTTAGTTCATCGTACACCTGAGCTCTTAGTAGCCCGGTATTCTTAGCTTGATCGTAGTATATCATAGCTTCTTTAGTGGCGTCTCCGGCGCTGCCTTGGATTAAGTGGTTCAATAGTTTGTAGGCGAAACTCCGGCCGTCAACTGACGTCTCAGCAAATATTATCCTACCGCCGAGTGTTCGCACTGGTAGACCAGCGTTGCCTCTATTCTTAACATCCAACATCAACTCCCTAACGTCCGGTAACGCGCCAAGATAATTGTCCTTAATCATCTTACCTTCGTAGTACGGGACACCTAGTTTCGCGGCTAAGTTCTTGACACCTGAACCATACAGCAAGCTGAATGCTGTGCGCTTGATGGGCTTACGGTCATACCTGTGAGCCGTCAACTCAAAGATTAAGTCCGCCGCCCACTGGTGAGGATCTAGGTTTGGGTCTTCCAAATACTGACGCATGAGACTGCCGTTTTCATAGTGCGCTAGTATTCGCACCTCTTGGCTGTCATAGTCACGTTTAATCCACTTATGCCCAATTTCAGGGAGTAAGTACTCACGCATGAACGGCAAGGGGGGAAGCCAGTCAGGTGTGGCAAACTCATATTCGTTAGGTACGTTAGTCAGGTTGGGTTTAGTGGAGCTTACACGTCCAGTGCGAGTACCGTAGCCATCGTCACCTCTAGTCTGATGCCACGTAGTGTGCAGCCTACCGTCGCCGTTGGTTGCGAAGCCAATCCATGGGCTGTAGAACGTGCTTAGAGTAGTTCTAAGCGCGCCCCGGTACTTTAGCAGTGCCAACATTTCAGGGTGGTCTACGGCACTCTCAAGGTTTTCCTTTGACGTACTATCCTTGCCCGTTGGTGTCTTAGGCCACTCACCTGAACATAGCCCAGCGTTCTGTATCGCCGGAACAAGCTGCGCAGGTTTACCAACTTCGATCTCTGTTCCCAGTATTTTGCAAATAGCATCATCTGCATCGTTGAACGCTTTCTGGTAAATTTCGTAATCCTGTTCCAGCTTTTCAATGTTGACACGCAGACCTTCACGTTCCACCTCCAGTAAGATAGGCATCAGCTTACGTTCTCGGTTGTACGCGTCCATCATTCCATTCTCTACGATGTACGGCACAAAGAAGTTGAATAACCCATGAGTACGATCTACGTCACCAATCGCGTATTCACCAACTAAGTCCCCGGGAGCTTCTGCTATGTGTGCGCCCCAAGGGTTCTTTTTCTTGTTGATGCCCGGTATATTCTGCTCTATCCATTCCTTGAGCCTGTCACGCTCTTCCGGAGGCCAATCTAGCAGGTCTTCAGCGAGGGGCTTTAAGGATATCTGCCTAGCGTGTGGATTGTACAGATAAGCAAGCAACTGAGTGCAGTGCCATCCGTTCCACTTGGGTATAGGTAGATCAAAGTGTACTTCCCCAACATCAAGGTCAAACTTACCGTTGTGGAATATAGGGTCCAAATCCCACAACTTTTCTATGACGTCGTACGCCTCCTGTTTCGTACTGTTGTTTTCACACGGATGTCCCCACCCGTAATACTGACTACCACCTTCTGGGAACCGCACCGCGACACCTACTGGTCGCGGTGGGTACTCAGGCCGATTATCTATTGCTTCTGTTTCAAAGTCAACAGTGGGGTGTAGAATATCCCCCACTAGTCTAACTTCTTAGCACGTTTCTTCTTAGCAGCTTTGGTTTCGGGAGCTTCCTCTTCCTCTTCACCCGCTGGTTCGTAAGGTTTGAGCAATGTAGGCTCTACAAGCTCTATCTTAGAACTGATAGCGGCTAACCTTTCAGCATCCACGCCACCTACTACTTCAAAGTTTACCTTGAATTGTGTCTTAGGATCAGGGGTGCAGCTTATACGAGTGACAACAGCGTACGATGGACGCTGGTACAACGCGCTCAGGGTGTCAAGGTACTTCTTCCAGTGCCGTACACTCGTGACAGGTAGTTTAGCAGTCGCCACTTCAGCAGCTAGTACGCCGTCATCTGTTTCAAGCACGTTACCAGGAATAAGCGCCAAACGTCTACGTTCTTGACACGCCTTACCACGACTCTTGCCTTTGCGTGATCCCCACTTACGTTGAGGACACCCAGTACAAGAGTCACCTTCAGGCTCTTCGGACAACTCATGCGGCGCAAGGTTTTCTTCCACACTACCAAGCGCGAAGCAGCAAGGGTTCCTTGGTGCATCAGGATCATACTCACGGTCCCCGTAGTACGTGTTCTCATACGCAGCACTAAGTATGATCACATCCAAGTACCCATCAGGCACTGCGTCACCTTGATACGTCAGTATCCCTGACCTAAAGCTCAACGTACCAGCCGTAGGACGTTCAGCCTTGGACTGAACTGAGGCTGCTTCAGCTAACTTATCTTCCCACTCCGTTGGCAGTGAGCCCATTTTGTTCATAGGCACGATGCCCTTATTATCTTCTAACATTACTCTCTCCTTTATGTAAGCGGTTTTCTGACACTGAGGTCATTGTATTCAACTTCTTCCACACCTGGAACTAGTAGGCCATCATCCCAACGTTCCTTCACAGCCTTCACACCTACGCGCCGTTGGAGTAGTTCAAACTCCCCCGAGTCACGAATGTGTGTGTACAGTGAACCCCAGCTCACTACTATAGGTTCACACTTAGGGACCAAAGCAATGAAGCAGATTTTACCCTGCACTCCAGTAACATCGCTTTCTTCTAAGTGTACGATTAAGTCACGTCGCATATGTTGTTCTTTTTCTTTTAACTCAGTGACTTGCCGTGCAAGCTCTAGGCGCTTTTCACGGAGTGCTTTATAGGCGTCAGCCTTCAACGCTAGTTCAGCAATTTCCACGTTTACTCTCCTTTTAAGAACTATCTAACTTGGGTACGTAGTCATTATAACACAGGTACGGTGTCCCGTAGCTCCAGCCGTGTGACCAAATCTAAGCCCCTGTAGAGCCTTTAAACGCTACCCGGTAGGGTAACCACCCTTAACCTTTCGTATGCCTCTAGTGACGCTCTAAAAAAGCCCCTGACACTCATAGAGCGCAGGGGCTAAGGTAACGGCACAGCGCCGTTTTAAGGGATGATCAGGCAGTCTTCTGCAGGAACTGCTCAGCAGTGTCCCACAGTGCTTGGTTGTAGGTGACATCCTTAGTGACACGGTTTATAGCGCGACTAATGGATCGTCTGCCTGTGGCTGTCTGACCTTCTATGCCTCCCTTGAGCAAATTCTCTTGAACACGATTAAACACCTTCCACATGGTGTTCCCTTTATCCGCCGGACGCCTCACGTGCAGCAGGTTAGACGCGTCGTAAGGACGAGCGTCGCCGTAGCGTATGGACATGGCTTCCTCAGCGAACAGATTTTGTTTGCGGGAGTTCAGCTCTATGACTTGAGCCTTCTCCACCCAGTCCCTGAGCTTGGGTACGTACTCGTACACTTTCTTGGTCCCCTCCAGGGCTTCAGCGATTGCGTCACCCCTATGGTACACTTTAATAGACTCAAACGAGTCCCCTACAATCATCCCGTTAGCGCAGATGAACCTGTACAGACCAACAAGCAGAGAGAACGCTGTTGTGCCGTTGTGAGCGCTCAGTAAGACAACCTCCGGTACTGCATCACCTACCGATACGTCATTGAACTTGGTTATAGGACGGAAGGTTAGCAGATGTCTGGCGTACTTCATATCCTCAGCAGCGTGAGTACGTTTCTGCTGAGCGCGAGATACTCCGTACCCTGCCTTCATAAGAGCTTCAACTATATCATACGTGCGTATAAATTCATAGCGACCTGACGTCCTTTCGGGGTCACGCTCTTCGGCAAATACGGCGGGACAATGGTTGCGTATATCTGTGACGGTCATTGGTGTGATACTTCTCATGATATGTTCTCCTAGTCTAGTTTAATGATTCACGTTTAATGAGAGACGCCTCATCTATAACCTGCGCTATTTGGTCTACAAGAGATGCCTCAGCATCACCACCTAGCTTGGCTATTTCAACGTCTTTGACCATTTCAGCTAATGCTATGATCCGAGAATACACGGCTGCCCTATCTATGAGCGTAGCGTGTTCCAGCACCTTTTGCTGATATCGTTTCATAGGGTTCTTTTTCTTGTACATGCAGTTGTTCATAAGTCTTTACTCCTTTGGCTTTCCGGGACCCCTAAAAACTCATCCCAACATCTGTCAGAACACAGACCAGTCACTAACTGCTCCCGTTCCCAAGGCTCCGAATCGGGGAACTCGTTTTGGATAAGTAAGTGGGGCGTTTTGCGTGGACCAAGAACTGGCTCATATGTCTTCCGGCAATTGGGACACGTCATTACTGTGGGTTCGGCTAACATTCTACTTCTCCTTGGGCGACATAATCATGCTCACAAGCCCAGTCCATGTAAGCTTCGTGAGTCTTGCCATCGCCACCGTGGTACTTCATGTAGTCAACAAACTCCATGCACACCCGTTCCATGAACTCCCTGTAAGGACGCTTACTACTCTTTATCTCCTCTATTTCCTGTGGTGTGAACCCGAACCGCACGTGGACTACACCGTAGGTTTTATCCTTGAGCGTGTCATCGTTGAGCGGGGTGGACACCGTTAGAGCGTGGGACAAAGCTGCCGCCATTTGATTGGCAGGGAAGAATGTCCGTGTTGCGATGTTCTTGCTTGAGCCGCGAGAACCACATTTACTGCATATATATCCAGGCATGATATTAACTCCTACGTAGAAAGTGTTGTAGTATAAGGATACGGGAAGGGTTGCTCTCTGCGTTTGAGTCCCGCTCCCCTTTACCTGCTGTGAAAAACCAAGCATCAAGTTCAATGAACCGATCATGAGCTTCTGTTAACGTACCAAACTCTTCATCTTCCATGACACCTGCATTGTTGGATGAACTAATAAGGTATACGTGACGTAATTGACCATCTCCCATGATATTAACTCCTTTTCTTCTGTAGTAACCAATTAATGATGCGAACATCTAATGGGGACCACTCAACACTGAGCTCCCACTGTGTACCGTCAGATGTTATGATGTCCACGGCAGCCTCAGCGTGGCTTTCGTGGTGTTGTACAAAGTCCCATACATCTACTGTCTGTAGTGGTAGGGACAATGTTGTCTTAGCCCTGAGCATTATCACTTCGTGAAACTGCCGTGTGGCTTCATTAACATACGCATGGGTATTCATAATTCTACCACCTCTATTCTAGCAGCGTAGTCTTGGGATACCTGCATGGGTACAAGCACATCGGACCGTGGGCGTCGTGGAAATGTCGTATCCTTGGACACACGGATGACGTACAGCGGGAAGGGAAAGTCAAGTGTACCTGTAAAGTACGACTCAATTATTTCCCCTTCACAGTACCGATCAGGTACGCCCTCTCGGGGTTCATGATCCCATGCACGTATGATTGTGCCGGGTTGGTGCTGGTTATGAGCTATTGTGTCTGACATGATTACTACTCCTTGAATGTGCGTGGTAGCACGGTTATGATGACCGAAGGTCCGTAGAGCTTGACAACCCCTACCTTGTGAAAGAATACCCACTCCGTGAGCTGCGTGTCACCGAAGCGACAGGTCGTAGCGTAGAACAAATAGTGGCTTAGTTTGCGGAACATGACTTGGCCTCCTTCTTGGTGTAGTACGCTGACGCATCTACCATGATGCGGGTGGCGAACACTTCCATTTCACAGCTATGAAGATCACACAAAGCATTCGCGCGCTGTATGGCGCGAGCTGGTGAGTCTTCCCAGATACGCTCCCCTTTAGGACCTTTATTCAAGATAACTAACATTACTATATCTCCTCTGTTTATGTAGAACACCTACCCCTATAGTATGCGCCTCTGGCTGTAGATTACAAGCCCCTGAATGTGCCGGGAGTCAAGCCGTATGGGTTGCTTTGGACTAATGTCTTAGCCTATACTGGTAGGTAGTAATCAAGAAAAACCCCCCTGGAGCGGGGGGTCTTTAATCGCGGGATATTAACCACGTCACATGGGAGAATGCAACTATGCTCAATAATACAACAAACGCAATCATACGACAAGATAGGAGAGACGAGCCGTGGCTATAAGTGTTACGGACTATCGTGTCCCCGGTCCGGTAAAAACTAAAGGTACATTCTCTGCTCTTACCGGAGTAGATGTAAATCAACGAGCTATAGACTTTATGCACTCTGATCTGGCTAAGTCTGGGTTAGAGGTAGACGATGTAGCTGCGAAGCCGCAGTTTATGACACCTGAAGGAGTTATCTGTGGTTATTTTATACCTTACTTCACGCTTGAGGGTGATACGCTACTTGACCCAGATCAAGGTCCGCTATTTTATCGTTGTAGACATGAATTACCAGTTGGCTCGGACAGACCTAAGTATCTACAACCGAAAAGGGAATCGTTGCCAAATGGACTCCACAATATTCCCTACATATATCCAGAATTATGGAACATAGACCACGATACTCTGGTTATTGCTGAGGGTGAAAAGAAAACTGCGTGTGTCACTAAGTACACGGGATATCCTGCGATTGGCATCGGCGGTAAGGATAATTGGCGCGCTCCTGGCAACCGACTTGCTGATGAGGCGCATCCATGGATAGTTGAAGTCCTACGAACTCAGGGCTACGCTAACGTCTTACTGATACCTGATGGGGACTACCGGCGGCACGATGTTGCTCTGTCCTGGGGTACACTTGCTAATGTGCTCAGGCGCACATGTGGAGTGGACGTACGGATAATTCAGTTCCCCGACACTAACACCAAGATAGATGACCTCATCGTAGACTGGCTGAAGACTGAAAGCTCAGCCATTGACATGATGGAAGCAACCATCAGTGAGCACAGCACCACGGACTTCCGTGAGGCTTCGTCAGCTTTAGTTACTCAGTACGGTCTGGTCACCAAGCAGGTCCGTGACCGCGCTGTAGTGCTTGAGAATGACGTCAATATCGGGACGCTTTTGCGAGAGCACCCTGCATTCAAACCACTATGGTTCAACCTTGACTGCAATAAAGTCTACTACGAGGAGTCTACACTTGAAGAACACAACACGGATATACTACACCACTTCCAGCGAAACTTGGGGATGCCGACTGCTAAGGACAATATTGTCAGACGGGAAGTAGGCAGTGCTGCTCGCAGCCGTTCTAGCTCTCCCTTCCTTGATGCTATCCCTGAATGGGACGGCACTGAGCGCCTCGCAACCATGTTCCAACACTACTGCGGTTCACCTGACACTGAAATAGTCAACGAGGTTAACTCCAAGTGGCTTATCGCCGCGCTCCAACGTCTTACTAATCCGGGCTGCATTGTTGATTACATGGTCATAGCAGTCGGCGCTCAGGCCATCGGTAAAAGCAGCTTCCCTGTCTGCTTGTGGGGAGTGGACAACGTAAAGAATGTCTCGTTCCACGACGACAAAGGCAAGGACCTCAAGCAAAAGATACACTCCGGCCTCTGCGCCAACTTCGAAGAACTAGCCGGGTTACGTGATAGAGAGATCGACTGGCTCAAGTCCTTTGTTACGGATAAAGTTGACACGTTCAGGCCTCCCTACGGTCGCAGTCCTAGTGACAACCATCGCCGTTTCGTGTTTTACGGCTCTGTCAACAACGCTCAGTTCTTACGCCAGGACCCGACAGGTCAGCGCAGGTTCGCCGTACTCCCGTTTCAGCAGGTCAAATTTAAGGCGTTGGAACGGGACCGGGAGCAATTGTGGGCAGAAGCTCGAGCTACCATGTACGATGTACGTGGGTGGTCCAACATAGACACTGCTGCTGAAGACTCCAAGCAATACGTTGAAGATAACGAGTACTACGACACGTTAATGACTACTCTGTTCAGCAGCGGCAAGTTGAAAGACATCCCAACTGTGATGCTTGGTGGTCAAAGGTACTATCGGGCTAAAAAGAGGGATGTCTATCTTATTGCCTTTGAAGGTGGGACAGCGAATAGAAGCGAAAAACAGCGATTAGAAGCGCACATGCTGGCTGATGGGTGGTCGTATTACAAGAACGTACCGCTAAATCTACGTGTAAATGAAGGCGACGCAAGATACTGGTACTATCTAATCGCTTAAAAAGCGGTTTAAGCGATATGTTTGACACAATTTCGTTTGTTCTTAAATCCCTTGGTGCTTAGGTCTCTGGCTCTTAAAGACAGTAAAAAGCGAAAAAGCGAATATATTGTTACGTATATGTATAGTTGAGTTGTATTGATCAATATTAAAAAGTGTTTGTTTTTACTATCGCTTTTCGCTTTCTACTAATTGTGCTCCGTTCTAGGTCTGGACCCTCCGTTCCCGTATAACCGGCAAAACCGGATCCAGGGAACAAAACATGGAGTAGGAAGTGCTCAGTTCTACGATCTTGATCTTACGCATCTAGATTCTAGACCACGCTGTTTCTGGGATTCTAGAATCCGAAGAACGGAGAGTAGAGAGTTACGACTTACGCACTCCGGACTCAAGACCGATAGGGCAGAATCTGCAACTATGATTCGAGGTCGGTCTGGATCGGGAATTTCTGGGATGTTGCAAATCTGGGCGCTTTTTGGCAAGCCAGGGACATTAAGAAATGTTAATGTTTTTTTCTTGCTTTCCCCAGGACGGAGTGGTATGATTTGTAAATGGTGGTATTTCCCACTGGATAAGTAAGTAGGTAAGTAAAATGTCTAAAGCAAAAGCAAAATCCAAAACTCCCGCCAAGTCGGCTTCTAAGGACACTGGCAAGGTCCAACCGAAGCTCGGTGCAAACATCGGCGCAGGTGGTAAGTATCCGCTTCCCGACGTTAAAATAGTGCTGGTAAAGCAGCCTCCCAAGGGCATGGGATCCGACCAGCGCAAACACTGGGAGGCGCTGGTAGCTTGCAAAAAGTCCGCCAAAACTCCCGCCAAGTTCACCGCCGGGTATGTGGCGGAGCACGCGGCATTAGGGAGGCGCACACTGCGCCGGGGCATACGCGCGGGATGTCTAGTGGGGTGGGGTCCTAACGCCAAGTAACGGTCGGCACATCCCGGAGCCCCCGCCAACCGGCGGGGGCTTTTTTGTGGACAAATCTTATCCGGTGGATCATGGACAAATTCTATCAGGCCCGGATTTGGTACTAACGCAAAGTCCTGGACAAATTCTATCAGGACCAGATTTGGGCGCATCTCCCGATCCAGGATCTCACCCCCCGATGAACTCTACCATAGCATTACCAAATGCTATGGGAAGCCATCCCCATAAAGTCAGAGATGGATGCAATATGAACTACGTTGCTATATACTACAGTTATGTCAAAAAATCTCCCTGTAATAGAGGTCCTCACATCAGAGGAATACGAAGCGCAGTCGCTAAACACCGAAAACCCGGTGCTGGACAACTTGGCAGCGCAAGACAACCCACGACTACCTCGGGAATATAACCGTAGGGTGGTCGCACAGCAGTTCATGGACACATTCCACATCATTGGCGGAGCTCCTAGAATGGCAGAATGGGCAAATAGTCACCCTACGGAGTACTATCGTCTGTATTCCAAGTTATTTCCGAGTGATGCTAAGGGTGCTATGAGCAGCGGGGACGAAAAAGTCATTAAAATGGTCGTACCGATGACGGAGCTAGATAAATGAGTCAGCCAAATGAAGAGGGTATCTCCCCCGCATCCCAACTAGCAATGCCGTTTCTGATGGATTGGGAGTTAGGTGGGGCAGAGGACCGCTTGACAGTAGAGAGACTGGGCGGAGACGATAAGAGTGAGTGGACTGTAGGTGCAGGGCATCTGGTAGTACCTGATGACAATCTCAAATTAGGTGATATGATCACCAAAGAGAGGCAACGAGACTTGTTCGTGGCGGACGTGAGGAAGGCCGAAGTACAGGCGGCAAAGGATGCTGGCGAAGCTTGGGACTCCTACAATGATAACGAGAGGGCTGCCGTTATATCGGCCACGTTCAATATCGGTAGCCACGATAAAGGGTGGAATGCCACGCGGCATCTCCGCGATGGTAATATCGAAGACTACTTGAATGAGATGTATAATCCCGAGACAAGACGTGGGGTCGTACACAACACTATTGATGGCGTCAAGTACAGACTCTTGGGTCTGGAACGCCGCCGGTTAGCGGAGCGACTGCTGGCGCAGGGTCAAGACTATCAATCAGCCAGAGAGTACCTACTTGGCGAACTTGACAAAGTTCAGGTAGATAGCCCTACAAGACGTCAAGCTCTATTAGATGCGATTAAAGAACACGAGGATGCGCTCATATGATATTTAACATACTCGGCGGGTTAGCCGGACAGATTATTGGTGTGATTGGCAAAGGCGGAAAGGCGCGGCAGGACATACTCAAAGCAAGAGTAGATTCAATGAAGCGTACATGGGTAGACGAGATGTTGTTCCTTTACTGGTTCAGTCCGTCGATCGTTGCGTGGTGGGACACTGAGAAGTCTACCGCCATGATTGACGCTATGTCCAGTAACAAGGAGTTCTTCGCTATTCAGGTAGCGATCACGTGTGCAGTGTTCGGTCTAAACAAGCTGAACGGAAAAGTGAGTAAATAGTGATGCCAACAGATATTTCTAACAGGTTCTTGAGTGTGGAGATAATAATCCCGTTTATTATACTCGCTGTAGGGGGACTGATAAGCTACGGCAGTCTGTCCTCTGACGTTGAGCATAAGGCGGGGAAACTGCAGGTGGAGGTCATCCAAACGCAGTTAGATAACATAGCGTCTGATGTTTCCGAGAATAAGGAGGCAATAGACGACACTAACGACACAGTGGACCGTAACCACGACATTCTAATACGGCTTGAAACGTTACTCATGAGCGAGGATGAGTCGCGGTGAGTGATGAGAACACTATAGGACCAATCCCCAGGAACAAGACGTTAGGATGGGCTGCGGACATAGTGAAGCAGCTCAGAGAGTACGGCAATCGCGCCGGGTTTGAGAACTACAGTCCTCAGTTCTTTACGAGGGGCGAGCCCGGTCTCGGGTGGTTATTGGCTGGTGAAGCGCCCGAGGTCTTAGACGACGCGTCGTATGGGTTCCCTCCGTACTCCGGTACAGGCGAGACTTTTGCCCTAGACCCTGAGGCCGTAGACGTGGCAGCACTGCCTACGTTCGGCGCGCTAGGGGGCGCGAAATTAGCTGGTCAGCTCACAGCTCAGGGGTTGCGTCGTGCAGGTCTGCGTAGTACAATGAACACTATGCCAAAGCACCCAAAGACATCATCTTCTGACACAAAGGGTGGAGTGACGCGACGTGATGTGATGAAAGGTGGAGCTGGAGCAGTGACTGCCACTACGATGCCTAAGCTTCTTAGAGTATTAGGTGATGATGTAGGGGTCAGCTTGGCTTCAACCCCACCACCTGACGCTGTTTCTTCTGCTGTGAAGCACTTTATTTCCGCCGAGGGGTTCATGGGTGAGGCCTTTCCTATCACTACAAGGGACATTGTAGCGAAGGGAGCAAAGGACGTCGCATTCCCCAATCTACTGAGGTACTACAATACTCTTGATTGGTCTAAACGTCGCACACTAAAAGACCCAGACACGACGCTACCGAATGGTCAGGTCATCCCCGGTGAAGCCAGAGGAACTAGCGACAAATACTTCTTTGAACAGGGTGGAGACTTCAATAGAGACATGGGCATTCCTTCTGATAAGGAATACCATCGTGCGTACAAGAAGGCTACAGAGCAGTTTGAAACTGATGGTGTACCGAATAAAAAGTTCAAGTATCCAGAAGAACACGCAAAATTCAACAACGTCGACCATGTTCTTGCTGATCTTACAGACAAAGAAATAGGTGATTGGATATTGTCAGGGAACCCACCCCAGAAACTTATAGACGAAGATATGGTGAAATATGTTAATTATGACGACTTGACTGCCAGAATTGACGCTATAGAAGAAGTGTCTTTTGAGCATATGAACGATGTCTTCGAGTACACAGACGCGCACCCCTTAATTAAGCAAGAAGTAGCTGGTAGAGAGTATAGGCAAAAATTGAGTTCCCACGACTTTATGCGAAATAGGCTTGACACTGAAGTTTTAGATCCTGATGTTAGGAAGAGTTTACTGCAACAACTAGAAAAAAATGACAAAGCAATGCACAAACTGTATTCGGAACATGGTGAGAAACTAAATTGGGAAAGCCCTAGAAGTACGTACAAAGATGTGACCAAAACATCTTCACTTAAACCAGCCGCTGGCGGAGCCGCTGTAGGGTCTATAGTTAAAATGGGTTCTACAGATGTACTTAAGAATCCGAAAACAAAAGAAGAAATGCGCCGGTACATCAGTATACTTCGTGAAGACCACCCTGATGAAGTAGGATTACGAACTGTAAAAGTAGGTGATGACGAGTATTTCTGGCCCGCTGGCGATATGTGGCATGAGGGGGTTGTAGATAAGCTAGGTCTACAGGATAATTACGAAGGTGGGTTTTTACCTCTATCTAAGGCAGATAGGTTGAGGGGTTACGGGTGGGATGATTGGATGCCTATGCACGAACTTACCCCACAGGAACAAGCGTGGGTTAGGGATGACTTAGATATGTACGAGCCTGAAACTTTACTACCACCTCGAGCTATGGATGATTATCCAGCATTTAAGGCTGAATTAGACGCTAGGTGGAAACGTGGAGAAATATCTTCAGAACAGTATACGGCGCTATTAAGAGAACTAAAAGAGCAACATGACATCGATGACGTCGGCGGAACGGTTGCTGATAAACTAAGGGATTCTAATGTAGAAGAACTACGTCCACATAAAGATCCTGATGAATTTGAAAGCGGGTTAGAGTATTTAACGTACGAAGATCAAGCTGGTCGTCTTAGGTCGTGGACGCCAGACGACGGTCCGTGGGCTGGTGACTGGAGTTATCTAACCTACGAAGGTGAGACTGATATATTTAACCGTCCAAAATGGAACTATTCTGACGAAGTGGTAGACCACTTTGAACGTAATGTTGTAGACGACTTAGTGTTTGGTTTTGAGACGCCGGATGAAGTTTTACGTATTGATTACGGGGCTTTTCCAGACGATGGTGGACAGGGGGCTGTTGAAACTATCATAAGACTTGGTGATTTACCTGAGAATCAAGTTAGAATGTTGCGTTCACTAGAAAACGACCCATTTTGGCAAAAGATGGTGAAAGAATACGTAGAACTAGAACGTTCAGAACGTGGTACGATGAGACCGCGTCTTACAGAGTATCTAAAGAAACAAGCCGCTGGCGGAGCCGCTGGCGGTACGCCGGAAAATATGACGCGGCGTGACGCACTCAAAGGTCTTGGTCTGGGGACTATGGCGGCAACGGCTCCACTGACGGTAGCGAAGATGCTGCGCAAGGGGGCGGACGACGTTCTGCCTAAAGTCGCCGTTAATACTGCGGCTAGAGTTGCAGGTCCAGCTCCTGCTGTAATAGATAATGTCATTGAATCTTACGTCACTAATGCGACATCTAATCAGTATATGTTGGGGGCTGATTCTGTCGCTAGAATAGTAAAAGGTCTTAAAGGTGAAAAAATACCAGATTTAGAAGATTACTTAGGTAAATTAGATTGGGATAATGCTGTTCCGGGTAATGAGGAAATTTTCTTCACTGATGGGCAAATGTTTGAAACTGTTGAAGGGCGCGCGAGATTAGGGATACCACCGAAAGCGGATGACACATGGACGAGCGGTGGGCGTTGGAAATCATGGGAGAGACACCCTAAAACAGAAGAAATGGACGCAATAATAGATGCTTTATCTGATGAAGAAATGGGTAACTGGATTTTGTCTGGTAAGCCACCGAAGAGTGTAGCTGACACTAACGCTATGGAGTACATAGATGGTGAATCGTTTACGGTTAGAATTGACGCCATAGAACCTGTATCGGTTGAACACATAAACGATATGTCTGAGATGATAAGCAAATCAGACGCGTTCAAAACAGAACTTCGCCGCGAATATATAGGCAAGAATCGCGATCCTGAACATTTTTTAGATATGTTAGACCAAGCGTATCAAGTAGGTCCTGATGAAGTGAATAGAGTTTTAGCAGGCAACACTGTCAAAAGTTTAGACGTAGACCCTTATGACGAAACTACGCTACGATATATTCGTGCGATGAATGAAGAACAAAGGGGTAGAATATTTTCTCACTATGATGATTTACGTGAAAAGTTAAGAGGTGTATCTGGAAAAGAAGATGAGTACGAACAAGCGACTGATTTATTCAATTGGATAGCAGGTGAGATGGGGATGTGACAAATGAAGTAACTTTTGACTATGAGCCGCGACCGCAGTTCATACCGCTACACCAGAGGGACCAAAGATGGGGACTTACCGTAGCCCACCGCCGAGCCGGGAAAACTGTGGCTTGTGTGAACGACTTGATTGCTCGTGCTGTTTACTCAAAGAAGAAAAACCCACGATACGCTTATATCGCGCCGTACTACCGACAAGCAAAGGACGTCGCATGGGGTTATCTAAAAGAATATGCCGACCCCATAGCGTCAAAAGTACGTGAAGCCGCACTACGTGTCGAAATTGGACTCAATAACTCGTGGATTACGTTGTACGGGGCGGATAATCCTGACGCTATGCGTGGTCTTTATTTTGACGGTGTTATTATTGACGAGATTGCTGATTGCCGCCCTAATCTCTGGGCTGAGATCATTTTACCGACGTTAGCTGACCGTAAAGGATGGGCGTTCTTCATCGGTACGCCGAAAGGTAAGAATCACTTCTACGATTTCTACCAGCAGTCGCTGCAAGATGATAACTGGTTTTCAATGATGTTGAAGGCTAGTGAGACAGGTATATTAGACGAAGACGAACTAGCAGCGATGCGGTTGCAGATGACAGAAGACCAGTTCGCTCAAGAGTTTGAGTGTAGCTTTGAAGCTGCCGTCTTGGGTACGTATTACGCGTCTACATTAAGTAAAATAGAAAGTGACGGGCAGATAACTCGTGTCCCTCACGACCCTGAGTTCCCGGTACAGGTGTCCAGTGACTTAGGCTATACAGACTCTAGTTCATACTGGTTCTGGCAGGACAAGCCAGATGGTATCGCAATTATAGACTACGAAGAAGCACATTCACAGCCGTTGTCGTACTACTTTAATATGCTCAACACGAAGCCCTATAAGTACGACACTATTTGGCTCCCACACGATGCTAGGGCTAAAAGTCTCCAAACGGGCAGATCAACCGTGGAACAGTTCTTATCTGAGGAGTTTCCTGTACGGGTTGCTCCCAAACTAGGTATTCAGCACGGAATAGACGCTGCTCGTTTGGTCCTCCCTTATTGTTGGTTTGATAAGGAGTTCACACGTGATGGGTATGAAGCGCTCAGGGCGTATCGTAGAGCGTACGACGAGAAGCGCAAATCGTTTGGGACTAAACCGATGCATGACTGGGCGTCCCACGGTTCTGACGCATTCCGCATTATGGCTCTAGTATGTAAAGACAGAATTATTAAAGCACCAAAGAAATCTGAGGACAAAATATTCCGACCTAAAGGATTCTGTCTTGAAGACTTGTACACTGACCAAAACGCTGGTAAAATAGCGATTAGTCGGATGAGGATATAGCATGGCTCACAGTGGTAGTATTCAGTCTAGCGAAGACTATAAAGACACGCCAAGCGACCAGTACAAGAGATGGTCGCTAGAACTAAGCACATCACAGGATAATCTACGAGAATACCATAAGTCGGCCAATAAAGTCGTAAAACGGTTCTTGGATGATCGGGACACTAAAGGAACGGAATTCTTTCGTCTAAACTTGTTCCACTCTAGCGTTACGACCCTGCGGTCTATGTTATTTGGCAAGACTCCTAGAATTGATGTGTCACGTAGATACGCCGATGCGAACGACGACGTAGCTCGTGTTTCTGCTGTGATCTTGCAGCGGCTACTGAACAACGACGTAGAAGAGCAAGGTGACGCGTTTAACTGCGTCCTGCGTCAGTCTTTAGATGACAGGTTAATCCCTGGACTGGGTTTGGCTAGAGTTCGGTACGAACTTCAGACTGAGACAGAAGAAATTGATCCTATGTTGGATGCTGATGGGTTTATCTTAGCTGAAGGGTACGAGCAAGAAGTTGTAACCCATGAAGAAGCTGTTGTAGACTACGTACACTGGCGAGACGTACTCTTTCCGTAC